CCGCAAGGTTAGCCAGCTTAGCGCCCGACAGCAGACCACCGACAACGGTATCAGTCAGGTCTATAGCCCCGCCCTCAACGTTATTCTGTATAAACGTCCGATCAACCGGAGCGATCTCATAAGCCCACCCACTCAGCCCGGTAATATCCACGCCGGTTTTGGTAGTGACCGCAAATTCTGCGCTGGTATTTGTGCCTGTCTTGCCAAACAGATCAAAGGGCCGGAGCCTGACATAGTAGGTTTCGCCTTGAGTTAAGCCGGATGCCACGTAGCTGTTATCAGATACCGTGGCCGTGGGGTCAGTGGCGTCAGGATCAAAGCCCTGAGTCTGGCTTACCCAGATGTCGACACCGGCAAAGTCCAGGTCAGAGGGTCTTAGATAGCTGATCTCGATGACGTTGAAGCCAGGTATAACACTTAATGCTTCTAGTGAAGGTGGCGGTGGGTTGCTGACTACGATTGATTTTGCCGCTGACTGATAGCCTGTGGTGGTCGCAGCCGTCACAACGCATTTTATCCCAGACCTGATCGGATTATTGTTGGTGTCCCTGCGGTTCATTGTCAGCGTGTATGTAAATTCAGGGGTTTGTAGTAACGCTTCCCGCAATACCTCGCCGCCTAAATTGTTAACAATTTGAACCTTGTATCCTTTCAGGTGAAGGTCGGTAACACCATTAACATCAACAATATTACCCGCTGCCGTCTGCGATGTTTCATTCCATTTGAAAATGACGTCTGGCCCTTTCCACTGGTTCCAGCCATCATCGTTATCAATGTTGTTGGATATACGCAGGCCGCGCACTGGTGGAACAGTAACAGCAGCCGGTAGATTATCCTGTTGTGTGCGGTTAATCAGAGCGACAGTAAATTCATCGGTTAGCCTGGCATTGCTGACCACCCCTTGGATGCTCACTGACTGGGCGCTTAGTTCGTAATCTCTGCCGTCTGCAAAAACTGTGATCGACGCGCTATCAGCAACGTCATATCGAATGTCAATCCATTGCAGGTCACCTTCCAAACGGTATTGAAATTTGATGTATGCGAAACGGGAATCAGCGGGTGCTGTTGCGCTAAATCTTATCGTGGTTTCATTGCCGTATGCCCGCAACGGCTCATTGACAGTTTGATCAATAAACAAGCCTGTTGGCGCGGCGATAGCTTCACGCTCTGGAATGTTAGTGGCCGGCGGCGGCACTACTTCGAGCGCTTCCCCGGCATCCCAATCCCAAACATCTTGGGCATCTTCACGCAATGACAGTCCAATACCGCCGCCCAGCGAAAAGTTTAGATTTTCAACCATGAATATTTTATTGGTCCAACCAAGCCGGGTAATTGATAACCCAATCCGGTCACCCACGCGAACACCTGCGGCGGTGTACTTTAATGTCACCTCAGCGCTAACGCCAAACCTCTCACGCTCAATCGCAATTTTACCCAAGCGGCGGGCCATGGTGGGTGATTGTGCAAACGGCATGGGAATATCAACCGCCAGTTCTTCGCCATCTTGTGTGACATAGGCGCTCGGGCTTATTTCAGGGAATGACACCGGCTCATAAGCTTGGCGCGGATCAATGTAAGTGCCTTTGGCCGTGTTAATGAGATTCGATTTACCCGGACCTGGGCTAAACTGAATGCCCCCCACTAAATCAGATTCATCAAAATAGTGACTGGCATCAGGCGCGGTGTAACTCCCTGCTGTAATTGACCACACACCCTGCGTGTAGACAAGGGTTGCAGCACCGGCATGGGCCAAGCTGTTAAGGTTGTCAACGATTGAAGCGGCGGTGCTGACCATGCCGTCAACCGAATACCGCGCTTCAGTTTCTACAATTTCCCAAGTCCAATTCCAAGGAAAATAGAGTCATTAAAATCTGATACTTCTCGGCGACGTTTGCCTGCGAATAGCTCATCAGATACATCAGCGGCAGCGGCGAATGAATCCCAATCTACTTCGTCATCAGTGGCCCGCACTCCCAAATCTGATTGCAGGTAATTGGCCAGACACAAGGCATGGTTGTTTGTGTAACCACTGGTGTCAGTCCTGGGGTCATAAATATCATTCTTGCCCCGTATTACCGCTGTCACATTGGGTACACCGCTACTAAAGATTTCATCATCGTATTCCAATCTGACATAAACGTAAGCAATCCCCAGCAATTTGTGGTTGCTAGTCCATTCTGAAATACGAGAAACAATGGTGCTATCAGCAGATGTCTGATCGCCGTTTTTAATAATGACATCTAAATTATCAGAGTATTTAGAGACGGGCGTGGTTCCCAGGGAAACGTGTTCATCGTTAAAATAAATTTGATCTATGCTTTCAACCTCATGGGGCGCAAAAGCAATGATCATGTGCAGGTATCGGCTGTCATCGCCGGTTGACCCAATATAAACAAGCTGCCCGCCGGTGCGAACCCGGCCATATATAACCTGGCGTGGCGTCGTTGCGGCGCTGGTTGTACGCTTGCGGTCTTTGTATGTTACTTCCGGTGTCTCTGGTTGAAGATTGTCAATCCAATCTTTTAGATTTCCATAAGCTCCAAATGTAATTACATTTAGAAAGCCTTCGATTATGTTGCCACTGAATATTTGTTGGACACCCTCAACAACACCCGTTACAGCGCTTGTAACTTGCTCGCCAACCCAATTAAAAACTGCCCAATTCCCATTAGCTATTATTCCTAAACCATTCGCGTGCAGGCCAAACAATATCGCGGCTGGCCACCTCGGTTACAAATTCTAACCCTTTGTCACCCGTATGCAGAGATTGCTGCTCGCCGTCAGTGTATCGACTAATTCGACGACGACTCCAATCGGTTAGTCGGTCGCGAATGTTTACCACGATAGTCGATTGCTTGCCATATTTGACATCGACCGAATCGGTAAGCCCTTCAAACCAGATGAAGGGTTCACCTATGATAGCGTCAAATTCGTCAAGTACAGCAACGTGTACGATTGCTCGCTTGTTCAAGTAATCTTCAGTCGCTGCGGCAGACAATACAGTGTCGTTAACACCACTGAATGTTATTTTATACTCTGCCGGGTCGAGCCCGGATGACTCAACAGCCTGCGACACATTGCCTAGGCTACCGGCACCTAGATATGTGTCACCGTCGAACACCTTGCTTTCAAGTGACGAATTAAAAGCCAACGTAGCAAAATCAAACTCGACTTTAGCAAATATCAACCACCTGATGTGTTGTGACGACAATGCCGCTAGGGTTGCTGCTGCGATAGTCCTGCTCATGCTGTAACGTCCTCAACGGCTGACAGTGAAAGCCCATAGACAACTGGTGCGGTGGCTTGCCATGATGCTTGACTGTCGTTCTCTAGCATCATAAGAGCCCGTGGGTCATCAACCTCAATGGGCTCTGCGTTGGCCGGGCTGGTGCGTAATTTGGGTGCAAATTTCAACTCAGCATTTCCGCTCGCATCGCTAGCAATGTCTTCAGTGATGATTTTCAACTCACCGTTAACCTCAAAATAGTCACCAGCGGCAAACAATAATTCCTGATCTGCTGGCCACAAATTTGTGTCGAGTGTGACCCCGGTTTGGCCCGCGCCATCCACTTCACCAGTATCCCCAGCAGTGCCTTCATTTTCAAGATCAGGCGGCGTGTAATAGAACCTGTTGGCTCTGCCATTCAAAGCCGCTAGAAAGCCCCTGAGAGCGTTTGCAGGCCGTCCCTGACGTTGGCCAAAGGTTAGCACCATGCGCCACCTTGCGCCGTCCATTTCCGATGTCTGCACTGCCCGGTTTAAGTCCGAGCTATTAACACTCGTGTTTGCTTCAAGCGTGATGCTGGCACGATCTGGAACCGCTGAAGTCGGGAAGCTTATAATCGCCATGTTATGCCCTCCTGCCTGTTGCCCGTGACATAGCGCCGCCGCTGTTGATAGCTTTCAATATGCCCTGGCGTGAGCGTTCCTCAATCAATGGTGCATACCGCTCGATTTCAGCCTGTACGGTCTGCTCGACGCCGGTACTAATCTGGAACACGTTGGTGACGCTAACGGGCTGGCCGCCATCTAACTGATGGTTAGGCGTGACGTGACCGGGTTGATTTCCCATACTGATAATTTCCGGGCCGCGCTCACCCACCAGATATTGACTGTTTGGCTGAACCTGGCCGCCCATTTCGCGCGCGCCTGCTACAGCGGTCAGCGTAGTTGCCAACCCCGTGGTGCTGGTCAATGCTGCCCCGGCAGGCACCGCGTTAGCTCCTAGCGTAGCAAGTGAAGCCATTGCCGCTGCGGGTGCCCATGCCGCCCCTGCTATTCCCGCTTGGGTAACGGTTGCTGCGGTTGTCGCTGTGCCGATTACCGCCTGCACCGCTTGCAGTGCTAGCCACTGAGCCGCCATCTGTCCGATCGAGTTCACAACATTGCGAAGGATGGTTTCAGCCACACCTTCAAGAGCATCATTCAAATTTTCAGAGTCAAAAATAACAGATTCTAATGCATCGCCCATGCCTCTAGTGAATGTGTCTATTGAAGCCTTGGCAATATCATCGAAGCCCATTAAGTTCTCTTTCGCTGTGTCTAGGTACTGATCCCAGAAGCCAGCATTCAAATTATTTATTTTTTCGTTCTTTTCAGTTTCAAGCTGAACCAGCAAATTCTTCTGAGCTTGGCCGGTTATCCTTGTGTTCTCTAGCACAATGTCGCGTCTGCGCTCATATGATGCTTGGATTGAAGCTTCCTCAGACATCATGCTGGCTGCAATGCCCGACGCCTCTTTGTTTATTGATGCCTGCTCTTGTTCGGCATCCATGGCACCCCTAATGGCTTTTTCAAGCGCGACGTATTCAACGGACTCGGCTTGCGTCAGCCCCTTGCCTTGAAGCTGCAATCTAAGTTTCTGTTCTCGAATGATTAATTCTGCTCTTGATGCCTCCATGCCCGCTTCCACAAGGGCATTCTGTGTTCTCAGAAACTCCATTTCTAACTGCATAGCGGCTGTGGTTTTGGCTGCGGCTGCGGCGGCTGCATCAGCGGCGGCTGCGGCTGATTCCGCTGCCCTATCTTCCCGGTCAATTACTAGCTTTAACTGTTCGTCAAGATCAGCAAGAACGGACTCTAAAGCCTTTACATCAGCATTTTGATTTCCAAGTTCTTCTCTCAAATCTTGGGCGATGCTCACATAGGCGCGTCCAACACCACCTTCCGCTTTGGCAAGTGCAGCGGATAGCTCTTCAGCTTTGGATCTTGCTTCTGCGAGATCTGAAACAATAGATGCGCGATTGCTATTTAGCTGTGCGCGGCTCAATTCATTCATAGAATCGGTCAGATTATCCAGCTCTGGATGTAGCTCGCTAACTTCGTCATTGGTAGCAAAAAGAGCATCCCTAAAGTAATACAGGGATGCGGCAGCAATTAATACGATACCAACAGGGCCGCCAAGGAATGACATGGCAGCGCTGGCACCTCTTGCGGCAACTCCCATCGCCAGCATACCAGCAGTGGCCGCCGCAGATGAGCCAACCAATCGACCAAAGGCTATGTTGAGCCGAAGAGTCTGAACCGCATTAAATGCCAGAGCAGCTCCACTGACGGTCAATGCGGCGGTCATTCTGCCAGCAACCACTATTGCTAGGGCTGCTGCAACATTTGTTGCTACATTAATGCTTTCTGAGAGGTCTGATACAACTTCGTCAACTCCCCCGGCTTCCTCTGTGAGATCCAAAAACTGGCGGCTCAGTGCGCTTACCAATGGCGATACTTCCGCCGCAAGCTGGTTGGACAGTGCGCTTAATACTGATCCAACAGCGTTGATCTGCTCGGCTGCATCTGTGATGTTTTGCGCGTCAATCTCAGACAGAGCAATACCAAGCGCCTCAGCCTCTTTAGCCTGTTCAGCCATGGCTGCGCCGTTATCTCTCAGCAGTGGAAGCAGTCTTGTGGATTCTGAAGACATGGCCTCCATGAAAAAGATCATCTCGTTTTGAGAGACATTTGCTTTTTTCTAAGCTGCTTACAAATACTGAAGGGCATCCGGCCCTGATAATTCTCTGAACTGTTCTGCGGTCACGCCAACTTGTGGGGCTATTTTTTCAAAGAAGTCGGCCAACTCACCGCCGCCGGTAGTGATAAAGTCACCTACGCGGTCTGACATATCCTTGAAAATGGCGGAAAGTTGGACAGTTTCGACGCCAACCGACTTCGATGCAAAGGCCATATTTTGAAATATTGGGACAGTGGTATTCGCAATTCGGGCCAGTCCGACCACTTCCTTTGCCGCTTTAATTGAATTAACCGCCAATGCACCAAGGGCAACACTGGTACCAGTCGCCGCTGCTGCAAAGATCACTAACGACTTGCCCAGCTCAGTCACAGTGCTGCGAGTGCTTCCAGCCTGATTGCCAAAACGATCTAAATCTTGTCGCCCACGCCGAATGTCGCTTGTATCAGCTCTTACCGATAACGAATAAATGTCAGCCATTTTTTACGCCTCCACCAGCCTGTTTAAATAGTCTCTGGAACTGAGAGCTTGAACGTTTTCCGCATTTCGTCTAATGTCCTCACGTCATAAGGAGGTTCAGCGTTAGCATCTTTGCTTCTATGTAATTGTATCACATAACTCTCAGATAGCTTATGGAGGGTTTCAGTCTCCCATGGAGTAAGGTCTGTGTCAGTTAGACTGCACCATGCTGCGATTTCCTGGTAGTCAATAGGTGCCGGGCCTTGGCGCGCAAAGCCGATCTGGGAAAGCATTTCAATAAGGTAAGCCCCCTGAGCGTGGTCAGGAAGTTTAAGGCGGGAGTCCTTCGGGTCGAGCTGTCTTGATCGCTGCTCTTTTTCGCCATCTGGCACAACATGCAACCATGCCAGGTGGCGAACAGCTAAGTCTAGCTTTTTACTGACTTGCTGAAAAAAGGGACCGCTTCTGTATCGCTGCGTTGATTTGGCTTACAAACCAATCAAGGTTTTCGTCTTTCAGCATCGCCAACGCTTCAGGGCTATCATGCTTGACTGCCTTGCCGTCTGCCTCGACGTTCTTCCATGAGACGATACACGACTGAAGCAGCTTGGCGCCACGATCTGACGCCTGGGCTTCGTCAGTCACGTCAAAGTCGCGGGCCAACTCAATGGCAGCTTTTCGGTATGCCTTTGAATCGCGCCCGTATACAACGACAGTAATGTCAGTCTTGGCACCCAGTGGGTCTTGGATCTCAACGCTGGCAGAGTCTTTGCGTTGGAAGGAATTAATATCCATTAAACAGCCTCTACTGCCAGTGGCTTGCTAGTCAGGTCTATCGTACAAGAGCCGCCAAACATCGTGTTGGCGCTGCCAGCGTTATAGGTGAAGCTAGACACAATGCCGGTGAAGAACAGGGTATCTCCGTTGCGGTCTACAAGCTCAAAGCTGTGCAGGTTGCCTGCTTCAGCGCCGTCAAAGGCGCTTTGTAGTGCAATCTGACCAACATCCGCAGCATCACGCGCAATCTGTAAACTCATTTGTCCATAATCAACAGAGCCAGGCCGTTTTTGTACGATACCGTCATTAACAGCAGTGAAAGTTACGACTTCCCTTGTGCCGCCAAACTCGCCCAGGTCGCCAATTTCGCCAACGGCGGCATAAGTAAGGTCTGCATAGCCGGTGTCGTCATAGGTTGCGGGAACGCCTTCAACAACAGAAAGAACGGTTCCCAGCGTAGTGAATACATTACTCATAACTAAATCCTCTAAAAACCAGTTTTGGTATAATTAATTCTACCACATTAATCTTATAGATTCGCAATTTGTTCATCTATTGATCTGTTCAGCTCCCTCAAAGAAATCCTGACCATCCCCTCTGCCGCCTGAGAAGACCAGCCATCAAACTCAAGTTTCCCGATATAAGGTAAATTGTTTGTCAAATACCAGACATTGCCCGGCGCCCGATGGGTGTCACCCGCGATACTTGTTAGGGTAGCTGTCCCGCTCTTGTCGATTGTATCTTTCGTGCCAGTCTCCGGGGTTCCAATTGATGCCTGCCAGTTGCCTCGTGCCTGGCCTCCTGTATAGCCCGGAGGTGGTGGCCCTTGCCACAGGCTTGGGTTGCCGACTGGGGTACGAAGCACGATGCGCCTAGACAGATCCAGAAGGGTGCCCCGGACCACTTTGTCCATGCGATCACCCACAAGGCGCTCAATGTCTGCCAGTCTGCTGAAATCTAAGTTAGCCAAATGCCCTCCAATTCACGCTAACAGGCATTAGCCACCAGCTACCTGATGCCAAGCCCTGCGCGACATTTACCTGTTCAATAACCACGCTCTGGCCATCAAAGGTAAGCACTGTTCCGCGTACAAAGTGAGCCGTGATCGAATCAATAAGCTGATGTGACTCGAGTTTGTAATCGTCAAGGGGCGCGTAAATGTTCACTTGGTACACGCCGATAAAGTCGGTAGAACCGCCAGCAGCCATGCCGACTGTCGATGACGCGGCGGGTAGATAGGATTCACGCAGCCAGGTTGTGCCCTCGACAGGGGTATACCCAGCGTTCTCAAAAGCGATAGGCGGGGCGTCTGTTAAGGTGTTGAGTCGTGATGACAGGGCTGCGCTGATCTTTCTGTGACTCATGCTATACCCTCAACTGGCAAATATAGATCACGTCTGCGCCCGACTTGGTGATCGGCTGCACATCCATGACCCGGAACGTCTTGCCTTGCACTTGGGCCCGCCAGCCCTGTTCTGGCCTGACGCTGACTTTATTCAAGATGAGCCGGGTGTCTGATCGCTTGATAACTGTGCCGTCAACCTCGGCATTTTGGAAGTTTCCAGGATAACCAAAGCCAGGCACCACGTTCTCACTTGCCGGGGTTGTCACTTCACCCGTCGCAGGGTTTCTGACCTCGCCTGTTTCATAATTCAGCGTCACAGCCTCCCCGAATTCGGCCAATAGTTTGGTTCCTGTGTCTGCGATGCTCATACACGCACCACACGGAACGCGCTAGACCCATGACCGCCTGGGCGAAGTATCTTGTACAGGGCTGCGCTAATGGTGCGCACAATGGTCTGAGAGGCTGCGCTGTCCATATACTCCACTTCGATAACGTCAACCTTTTCGCGCTTAGTGGCTCGCTCTATAATCCGCAGCGGGTCGAGCTCTGCGTCAATCGCCAGTGCCGCGGTATAAACGCCCTTCTTTAGCTCTTTAGGTATTGTTTCGCGCTCGATGTAATAGCGATCAATATAGACTTCATCACGTGGCCATTGCAGCGGCTGGGCCTCTTTGTGCTTGTCGCCAATAAACGAAAGGCTTTCGATGTAGTCCATTGCCTTTATAATCAGCACGTCTAGGGCAGTCGTTAGCGTTACGCCTCGGTCTGCGGCGTAAGCTGTCAAATCTGCCTCGCTTACGTAGCTATTGGCCCCGGCAACAACCGTCCCATTTTCAACAATGATTGTCGCCATTCTATACCCATCCGTGTTGCTTCATATGTTCGACTTCATCTGGGTGAACGTCAGCGCTCACCCCGTCGCGTGTCATTTTGAGTAGGGTGGCTTCTTTTTCCCTTGCGCTTTTTCAACATTAGGTTTGCGCCCTTTCCTTTGGTTTGCTTACAGGTTGCATCATAACACCCCGTTATAAAAAGGGGCAGCTAATGCCGCCCCCTTTAGTTTACACCATCTTTACCTTAGCCCTGAATGGCTGCGATAAAGTCAGGCTTCCAGGCTTTTTGGCCCCAAACAGCCGCGACTTCAAACATTGCCTTGCGATAGCCTTTGTATGAGCGAATGGCGAACACAAGACCGGAATTAGGGTCTTGTACCATCATCTCATCGTCGGCAGTGTCGCCGCCGGCAGGCATTGCAAGAGCCCGCATTACCAGTTCAATGGCGTTGCGGTGAAACACGATGTTGCCGGTGTAGTTGTTGCCTACAACGATGTCTGCGTTGTCTGCAATCGCTACACGAAGACCGGGGGATGCAATCTCAAACGATCCGCCAGCTAACTCTTTAACAACCACGTATTTGTTAACAGCGTCACCAGCGAAGGTTACTACGTCGCCAGGTACTACTGTTCCGTTGCCGCTATCTGCGGTGATAACAGTCGCGCCAACAGCCAATGCGCCGTTAGTGTCGTAGTCAGTGCCGGTGCCTTTGGTGTGACTTTGAACGCCTGCGGATTCCTTCAGCATAATGCCTTGGAGATCCAGCAAGGCGCCTTGTCGCAACAGTTCGCCGCCGCCTGACTCGTTTACTTTCTGTAGCTGTGCAAGGTTGCGCAGCTTAGTGCCAGCCAGAGTGTTCAGAACCATGCTGATCTGATTGTCAGTAGGCGTGCCGTTATCCACAAGGATTTGGCGAGCTTCTGCAACCACATCAAAGTCTGAGCCGAAAGGAGTTGTGCCAGCGGTTCCTACTGCCCGTGATGCGTTCTTGTAGCCCTCGGTAAGTACGTCTGCCTCGATTTCGTTGGCAATGGCACGCATAGCCTGGCGGATCTGATCGCCATAAATGCTTTCGAAGCCGCTGCCGTTGTTAACGTGCCGGATGTCTTCGCCAGTCCAAGGAATCTGGACTGCCCGGTCGTTGGTAATGGTCAGCGTCTTATTGTCGACGGTCTGATCCGTTCCCTCGGGAATGGTCATTGACGGGGTAGGTGTAATTGCGGTTGCTTGCTGAGTGAAGAAAGAGCGAATGGGATCGCCAATCGCCGCACGCTCACTGGAAGCGTTACGCAATACGGAAGATGATGCGCCGGTCAGTTCTCGGCCTACAATGTCAGCAGCGCGATAGATGTCGCCTGCCAGGTCTGTCAATACGTTAGCCATGGGGCTACCTCTGTGTTAGTTAGTCTGCGACAACCTTGCCGCCACCTTTGATAAACTTTGAGCGCTCATTCTGACCCATTGCGTCAAACTGCGCCCGTTTTGCCGTCTTATCGCTTGCAGCACCGCCGCGAGCGCCTGTGGCCCCACCACCGCTTGAACCGTTACCGTCTACCAGGAATGGAAATTCCATGGTTAAATGCTCTTTCAACTTGTCGGCGCTTACTTCGATGCCGCCGATTTCGTATGTTACTGTTTCGCCATCGTGCTTTGCGTACCGGCCAACGTAATCAGCCAATACCTCTGCCCGCTTGGTGTCGGATTTAGCCAGGTCATTACCGATGCGGCTGGCCTTCTCCTTAATGTCTCGCTGCTGAAGCTGCTCTTTCCACGTCTTATTGGAATTGCGCTCTTCTTCAAGCTCTGCCTGCGTCTTCTCGTAAAGCTCTTTGAACTCGCCTTTCTCTTTCTGGCGCTCTTCGTCGGCTGTACGCTTCGACTCTTCTAGTTCTCGCGCTTTCTGGCTGGCGGATTTCTTCTCGCCTAGCAACTCGTCAACCTTTTTCTTTAGGCCGCCGGTTTGCTCTTCAATCATCGCCTGCACTTCGTCTTGCGTGTAGGTCTTTGTGCCTTCGCCTGAGCCAGCCTCGCCTTCACCGCCGCCACCTGCTTCACCATCAGCACCGGCCTCAGCCATGTAGCCGTTTTGTGCCATCAACATCCGCATCAATCTGTTCATCTTTAGCCCCTAGCTAAAAGTTATAACAGGCCACAAGCCTATTTCGAAACAGTATAGCACATTCCGTTGAATTTCAAATAGGCATAAAAATGCCCGCACTAGGCGGGCTTGTCTTATACCGTTTAGCTATAACCCTGCGCGGCTAAACACCTCCGGCTCTTTCAATCGCATCTCTGCCAGGGTCAAGGGCTCGTCAAAGTTGTTAGACACCAGCCGCCTAAACTCTTTGTTATCCAGGCCGGCACTACGGAACAGCTTGCCCT